GGCGCATCAGGTTCGCAGGGCCGTAGCCTTCGCTGTCGCAGTGGGCCTCCCAATTCGCAGAAATTTCTTCGGCGGCGGCAACCATAACGGTCTTCAGCTTGCGGTTCTCTTCATGCAGGCGGCGCAGCTCGGCGGCGGCATCCGGCCAGCCATCTGTTTCAAGCAAATTGGCCAATCGCAGGGCTTCGGGTTGTTCGCTCATTTCCATTCCTCCTCGTCCTTCGAAAGCATGGCATCGAAGTACTCGTGCGCTAGGTGTACCAGCAGGCCACCAACGGCAAGGCCGATGATGATCCCTAAGATTAGCTCCATCACTTCAAAGCTCCTGCAATCTTGTCCAGCCTGCCAGACTTCTCCAATTCCGCCAGCATCTGCATGGCCGTGGCTGCGCGCTCCAACAGAGTCACATAGCGTTCAAGGTTGGCGAAGTTAGCGGTCTTCTCCACCTTAGCCAAACCAGAGGACAAGTCATCGGCAGCTTTGCGCACATCGCCCGAGCACTTCTTAGCTGCGGCAGACAAGGCAGTGGTCTGCGCTTGGTACCGATCAATCGCTGCAGAGAAACTGCGTTCTGCTTCGGTCAATGTTTCAGTTGCTTTTTGCATGTCAGTAGTCACGACTTTCGCTCCTCGGGTGATGTAGCTGCCGCCGGGTTGGTTTACCTCATCGGCTACGGTGTTGATAACGGATTTAAGTGTGTACGCAGGGCCATGCCTGTCGATCTTGGCAACCTTCAGGCCACTCACTTCACTCTCCTCACAGGTTCCCACTCGAACGGTTTCTTCTCCACGAACACAGGCTCGGGCCTGCCCTCAGTGGGCGGCACCCATCCATAGCGACGCCATGTCGCCTGCACATCTGCGCCCCGTGTGGGGACGAACCGCTTGTCGGTGATGGGAATGCTGGGGTTAGTTCGCTTGGCGCTCATTTGTTGTCTCCAAAGATGTCCTTCAGCGCTGCGTAAAGCTCCTGCGCCTCCAGTATCGACAGGCTGCGCAGCAATGCATCCACGCGGGGAATTCCCTCGGGTGGGGCCACGGGCATAGGAGAAGAAGACACTGGTCGTTCTTCCCGCACCTCTTCCACTGTGCGGTTGCGCACACTCACCTTGATCTGCTTGTGTTTGGCCTTGGCCTTGGCCTTGGCTGCCTCCATTTTGCGCAGCATCTTCGCGCTCTTGATCGGGGTGTACTGCCCCACAGTCAGATGCAACACGCCCTCGTCGTCAGCCTGCAAGAGACCCTGCCTCATCATCTGCCCAAGGATTGAGCTGACGGATGCAGCCTTGAACCCCATCGCAACCATCCGAGCCGTTAGGTTTTTGCGTGTGGTGGGGTAGAGCTGGGCCTGCTCGAACAGCGTGCGGTTCAAGTTGTTGCCAATCTGAAAAGGCTTGCGCTTAGTTTCCAACTTGGGTGCCTCATGTTGCACCTCCTCCTTGGGCGTCGTGGCATCGGTGTATTGGGTCATCATCAGCTTGGCACGCAGCATTTCACCTAAATTCATTTGCTTCTCCGAAAATTAAAAGAAAGGGAACGGGACATTACCATAAGCCCTAGGGCTTATGCAACAGGGTCAACCACGAACCCAGAGGTATCGCGCTTGGCCTTGCCTTTGGCGTACAGGGCGACAACCACCCCGTGCGGGTCTTCATGGCGCAGATCAGAGTCGTCACCATCGACACAAGTAGTACCGAGGAACTCGGCTGGGATATCTTCTCTATTCCTAAACACCACAGCAATCCTGTACCCCTGATCGATGGCGCGCCGCACATAGGGCTGGAACTCCACGACACCCGAGTAGCTGAAGGTGAGGTCATAGTTGGGGATGTGTGCAGTAACCCGGTTGGGTATCTTGGTGTAGTCGTAGAACTGTAGGTCGGGGAACATCTCGAAGATGTTGTTGTAGTAGATGTCCTCGTACTCGAAGCTCGCGCTCTCCCAGCGAATGTCCGAGGTGCCGTTGAGTCGGCACAGGGGGATGAGGTTGGCTGCCTTGGCCTTGCGGATCAAGGAGCGGATAGACGGGATGAGTTCAGCGAAGAAAGCGGCGCGGTCATTGAAGAAGAGCTGGGTCTTGCGTACCCGTGCGGCCTGCACGCTGTTGAATGCGCCCCTGCCTGCGCTGTTGAGGCAAGGCTCGTGGCACTTGGCGATCTCTGCCATAGCGCACACATTGCGTCCCGACAGGTTGTAGGGGGCCAGATACAGGACGCCTGTCATGTACCCGTACTGCTGACCCTTGACGGTCTTGGCGTTGGTGTCGATGCTTAGCATTTCATTCTCCTTGGTTGTTAAATCTGCTTGGGCGGGAACTCGAAGTGATCGAAGGCTGAGTCAATGTCGATGGCGAGCAGCTCTAGGTTCTCCCACCACATCTCTGGTTCCCAGTCGTCGAACATCCCCCAGCGCATAGCGCCGTACTTCTCCAGCACCTCCTCCACCGGGCCATGGCTTTGGCCCAGCGCGTCGAAGATTTCCACGGCGATGTCGTAGTCGCCGATGTTGGAACAGTACTGCCGCACTGCTGCGGCCTTGGCCGCGTCACTTATCTTGCTCATCTATCTTCTCCTTGCTGTTGAAAATACTCTTCGACCTCTCGGTCTCTCTGGTCTTGCAGTTGGTCTTCTGCGTAGTTGTCGAGGACGGCATCGGCCTCCTCGTAGGTGTACCCATCCTCGATGAGTTTGCGTCTGGTTGGGTACATCACGGCCTCCACACAAACAAGTCCAGCAGGACGACGATGGCGCATAGCAGGAACACTACGCGCTCCACTTTCTCTACGGGTGTGAGATTCATTTGCTTCTCCTAGTTATGGGGGCCGAAGCCCCCGGGTTGGTTAGATGTCGATGCTGACGCTGGCGTGACGCATGATGTCACGCACCTTGTCCTCGAAGTCGTAGTCGTCGATGGCTTCGGTCACCTTCTCCTCGACCCGGTCATCGAACCGGTCGTATTGGTCGTGGTCGTACTCGTCGTTGTGCTCGGACAGAACATCACGCGCCACCTCGTCGGCGATCTCTTTGAAGCGAGACTCGTCGATCTCCTTGTAGTTGTCCATCTTGTCTTCGAGCAGGGCGAGGCGTGAGGACATCTCGTCGAGGTCAGAGGTCTTGTACTTGTCGGGTTGCTCCCCGAACAGGCGGTCGCGGATGGTGGTTTCTAGTTCTGTAACGCGTGAGGACAGGTCAGCCTCGTTACCTTGCGCGGCTTTGTCAGCCACAACAAGACTGCGCTCCAGCAACTCGATGCGTGCCACCAGCGGGGCAGTAGCGGCATTGACCGCGTTGAGGATGGCGGCAGAGAACAGGGCGTTGATGTCGAAGGGTGATTGTGTTGCTTGCATGGTTTGGGTTCCGGTTTGGTTGGTGCTATCTGCGTTGATGATGTCGTTCATGGTTTGCTTTCTTAGGTTTGCTTGGAAATAGCCGGGTGAACCGCACCCGGCAACGGATTGGGACAAAGTGTCCCGATACTTACGCAGTCACAAGTGACAGCGCCTTCTGCTTGAGCGCATCGCCAGCACCCCAGAGGGCGGCAGCTTTGCGGTTCTCATCCGTGCGAGCACGGACATGGTGGTCGGCGTACTCGGTGACAGCGTTGAGCCAGCCCCATGCGGTGTCGTGTGCCGTCTCGAAGTTGCTACCCTTGCCGCCGCCGTTGAACAGACCCATGATCTTGTCGAAGGCCGCAGACTCACGGGCTACCGCCTCGCTGGTCTTGGTGAGCAGGTTCACAGTCAGGGACTCGGCCATCTCTGCGTCCAGCTTGAACTTAGCCAAGTCACGGGCCATCTGCATGAACGAACCGAACTCAGCGTTGGCCGCCTCGATCACAGACTTGGCGGTCTCGATGCTGAACACCGAGCGATGCGTCACACGATAGGCAGCACCGGTACCGAGCGCGATGCTGAGGGTGTTGTTGCACACCACACGCACAGTCACAAGGCGCACCTCGCTAGCCAGAGACCCATCAGCGCTGGTGCTGAACAGCGCGTACAGAACGATCTTGTCCTGCGTGCCATCGATGCACATGGTCTCGCTCAGCTTGGCAGTTGCGAAGTAGCGCTTGCCTCCGAACAGAACACCAGCGGACTCGATAGTCACACCACCAGCGGCGGCCCACTCACGGAAAAGTTCAAGCACAGCGGCGGGTTGCACCACCTTGTAGCTCTCAGAGACCAGACCCAGCGCCGCACCCGTGTCCGAGCGGAACAGCACCACCTTGTCGTCGAAGACTTGGAGGTCGGAGACGCTGGCGTCGGGGCCAAGCAGTTCGGTTGCGTAGCGCACACGGCCCCGCTTGATCTGGTAGTCCATGCCTGCGGCGGCTTGCCACTGCTCGATGGTCTGACCATAGGTCATTAGTTGCCCGAGGCCATGCCACTCACGCTGAGTGGATGCATAAGATGCGCGGCCTTTGGAGAAGGTATCGATTTGATGTGCCATGATTTGCTTTCTTGAGTTACTTGAATTGGGACTGAAGCGCAGTCCCCACGCTGAGAGAGAAATCTCTCTCGGATTATTTGCTCAACCCTGCGATGTTGAGTTCTTTGACTAGGTCATAGCCGCTGACGCGGCCAATCCATCCGTTGCCTTGCCAGTCCCAGCGTGTCTTCTCGGCTGTGATCTGGTTCTCACCCCATGTGAGCTGAATGAATGTGCTTCCGGCATTGGCCGCACGGAACAGCGCGGCGCGTAGCGTGGTCACGCTGGGTTTCTTGATGTACTCGATCTGTGTCATTTGCTTTCTCCTTAGTTACACACGATGAAGCGCTCGACCTTCTTGATGGTCTCCTCGTGCTCCTTGGTCACGATGCGGCACGAGTTGCTGTTCTCCTTGACCCATGCGCTGATGTTGACTGTGATCTCGAAGGTCTGCGGGATTGCCACATCTTCCTTGACGAGCTTCTTGTAGGCAATAGCCCGAGTGTCATGCTCCCAAGCGAAGCGCCGGGTGAAGCTGAAGTCTCGGTTGGGCACATCGGCCCCAGCGTAGTCGCTGGTGCTGGCCTTCCATCCCTCGTCGGTGAACTTAGCCAGCAAGCTGGTGAGCTTGGTGTCCTTGAACGAGTCGAGGTCGCTCAGCATGACGCTGATGAACACCACATCGCTGAAGTGAGCGATGCGCACGCTGGCGTTGGCCCGGAGCTTGGGCGGCAGGGAGTTGAACACCATCGCCACGACGGGTTGGCGCAGTAGTGTCGGCTTGATGAGCCGCTTGGCGGTATCCGTGTTGAAGTCAGTAGCGGCTTGCTTGGCTTTGATTTTGAATGCGTTTTGCATGGTTGCTTTCATTTGCTTGAATGCCGGTGAACCGCACCGGCGACGGATGGGGACAAAGTGTCCCGATTCTCAATAGTCTTCTTCGATCTGCTCGTCCACATCGGACTGCGAGTACCAGCTCAGGATTTCTGGGCGGTAGCGTGCCAGCTTTTCCTTCTCGCATTTGGAGCAGACGCGGCATAGCGGAATGCCGCGCCCGTCATATTCCCACCACGAGCCATCGTGTTTGCTGTGCATGTTGCATGAGTCGTTCACTTGCTTCTCCTTGGTTGTTGATAGGGAACGCGGGGGCGAGAGACACTGGTCGTCTCGCCCCTGTCTGGCTCAGCGCTTGGCCTTGACCTTCTTCTCGACCTCAGCCAGAACGAACGCGCCCTCGACTTGGGGTTGGTAGAAGTTGATGTCGTACTGGGAGTCCTTCTCGCCCGGCACATACCAGACCCAGTAGGTGTAGCCGTGCTTGTCGAAGCGCTTCATCAGCGCATGGAGGTCGGTGCCTGACTGCCACTCGAACACATTGGTCAGCAGGTAGTGGAACTCAGGTTGCTTGTGCTTGATCAGGTTTGCTGTCATGTTGATTCTCTCGGTCATTTGCTTTCTCCTTCAATTGTCTCGGGGTTAGCGCCGGCTTCCTCCAGCATCTCGATCAACTCCTCCACAGTAGTTACTGCATCGGCGGGATCGCCCTTGGTCAGGTCATACAGCACCCCGTTGAGGGCTTCCCAGACGATCTGGATCGTTGCGTTTGCGTCTCTCATTTGCTTTCTCCTTGGTTAAAAAATTCGTCGTACAAATCAATAGCCACCGCGTAGCCCTCGCTGTCAGCCGCACCGAACGAGCGGTACTCGTTCAAGATGGTGCCGAGGGCTTGCGCCGCTTCGGTTCGGGTAGGGTGTGCGTTGAGCATGTTCTCGATCTTGGCGTTCATCTCGAACGCCGCCATGTCCCGGGCCACATCGCCCTCGCTACCATACAACTGCCAGTCATCGGCGGTCAGCCGGATGCGGATCATCTTCTTGAAGTACACATTTCTCATTTGCTTTCTCCTTGGTTGACTACTGTGTATGCGTCTGTTGTGTAAGGCCAGCCGCGTGCCTTGGTGAGCGCCTCTGCTTTTGTTCGAGCCAGCACCGGCAAGGTGTACCGCCTACCAGTAGCGATGTGCTCAATCGTTATCTGCCATGTCTTCATTTGCTTTCTCCATATTTAACAGTCAGTGTGAACAGCGGCTCGGGCAGGTCGCCCTCCCACCCAGCGGGGTACACGATCACAGCCAGCCCACCATGAGGAGCGGACTCGGTGTAGTCAGACCCACATAGGTTGATGTCCATGTCCTCATGGACGATCCATGTGTCAGCCCCCGCGCTGTCGCCGTGCGTGTCAAACACAGCTTGCAGGTACCCACGGGCCAAAGCCCGAGCGATCTGTTTCTGCATCTCTTCTTTCATTTGCTTTCTCCTTTTAGTTTGTCACCACACGCTTTGCACACATACGCCTCGAAGGGCTTGCCATCGAGGTCGGCGTAGCCCGTGCCGTCGTCTGTCACCCACGCACCGCAGAACCCATGCGCCGGGTTTGAACGCGGGGCCACACACCAACCCAAGAACCACGGGCCAAGGCCCATCGTTTGAAACAGCGTGCTGGATGCACGCGACTGCTCTACTTTTACCAATCTCATTTGCTTTCTCCTTGCTTGAATAGCCCGGTAACCGACCGGGCGGCGGTTGGGGACAAATTGTCCCCATTCATTCATCCTTGTCCTCTTTCACCTTGAGCACCCACAGCGCTGGCTTGTGCGGCGCTGTCGATGACACAACTGCCTCCTCGTGCAGGGTGGCTAGCTCCGCCTGCTCGTCCCGCGTGAGGAGCATGCCCCAAGTATCGGGAAGGGGCGCGGCCTCGCCCATCATCCGCTCCAGCCTGTCCCGTGCGGCGGCAACAAGGACTTTCTTGGATTCGTAGAAGCGGCGTAGCGCATCGGTCTTGAACTGGTACTCGTAGAAGGTACCCTCCGGCGTGTCGATGCCGACCTTGACCCCGCTGAATGCGGCCCTCACCCTCATAGCGTGCGCCGCTAGGTGAGCGTGCAGATGTTGGTACTGCTTCACCCTCGTAGCCAATTCGGGCGTGGTGCGTAGCTGTAGGTCAGAGAACCGGTGCAGTATCTTGTAGCGTTGCTTGGTCTTCTTGCGAGCGTTGGCATGGCGGCAGGGTGTGCACAGGTGACTCAAGTATTTCTGGCTGGTGTCCTCGTTCCATCCGTACACCTTGGCCTTGGTCGGCGGCACGGGCGTGAGGAAATCATCCTTGGGCTTGGTCTCCTTGCACTTGCGGCAGAACTTGAACCCCGGCGGAGTGAACGGATCGGGCGCTTGCTTGTACTGCTTGCGATCCACGGGATACCACTCGTGCTCTTGCGCGGCGGCGATGAGCAGTTGCTTGACCTTGGCGGAGCTGATCGTGCTGATCCCGTGGGTGTGCTCTGCCTCTTCGATGGCCTCCACACATGCGGCGTACGCCTTGCGCCGGGATAGGTTCTTCCCATCACGCGAGGTCTTGCGGAGCATGTCGAGGATCAACCACACGGGCCAGCGAGGTTTCTCCTCCCAACTGAAAGTGTTTTTCTCAGGGAATGTGGGTTGCATGGTGCGTCCTTGTAGGTAGTAGGTTTGTTGCTCACCTTCGTAGAGGGCGAGACTGTCCGAAGTGTCCGGGAAACCTACACCCAAGTCAATAACCGGGAACCCGCATGAATACACGCTTTGCGAGGTGCTCACCCATACATATCGCGGGATTGTGGCGGAATACACGCTTGAGTAACTTCGAAAGCGAGGGTTAGCTTGGGAGACGAAGCTTTGCTCACCCTCATAGACACACTCACTACTATCTAATAATAGATTTAGTAGTATGTATATGTATGGGTGAGTGTGGGCTGAACGCTAGGATTCATGCGGGTTAGCGGGCATCCGCTTGGATGTAGGTTTGTTGGACAGTTTGGACATGCATTTTTTGCATAGATTGGGGACATCGTGTCCCCAATCCCCTTCCCTCAATCAGCACAGTGCCTGTTGTCGGGGGGACTGCATCGCATCGAGCCAGTCGATGAAGCCTTCCTCGGAGGCGAAGGTGACGCCCTTGTCCTGCCCGGCTGGGCGGACGGAGAACATGGCGTAGTGCGTGTGCTTGAGGCCCTTGGGGTAGATGGTTTCGATGATGAACTCCTCGCCGTGGATGCGGAGGGTGCCGGTGTTGACGATGTGCATGATGGTTCCTTTCAGGTGGTGATGTAGTAGGCGAGGGCCAGCTTGGTCAGAGTCAGCGCGGTCATCGCGAGGTCGATGAGGCGGTTCTTTTGAGCGAGGGTCACGATGATTCCTTTCAGAAGGCGCGGAAGCTGGGGTTGTCGATCAAGAAGGCTTTGAGTTCCTCGCCGATGGCCTTGGCCCAGCGGCGTTTGTTGGTGCGCCAGCAGTAGTCTTGAAGGGCGATCAGTCTCATGTAGTGCCAAGTTGCTTTCATGGGTAGCTCCTAGGTTGAAGGGGAACGGGGACAAAATGTCCCGATGGGCAGGATTGCCCCCTCAGCCCCACGCGTGAGGCTGGGAGAGTTTCCGGCAGGGGGTCAGATGCAGGAGACTTCGGGCGGGTCGATCTCGTCAGCGCCAGCTTCCACGGCGAGCTGTTCGTGCCAAGGCAGGTGCTCGATGGGTTGGAGTCCGGACAGGGCGAGGAACATCCCGTAGAGGGCGAGGTGCATTTCGCGGGCTTCGAGTTCAGGGGTGAGGTGCATGAGAATCTCCTAGGTTGGACAGGGAATGAAACAGCGGCCGGGCCTCGCGACCACGACCGCCGGGAAAAACGAACGGGGACAAACTGTCCCGAATCAGCCAGCGAACGCCTGAGCGATAGCGGTCGAGGCCAGCTTGCGCGCACCCTCGTACTCATTGCACAGCTTCGCGAGTTTCTGAGCGGCGGCGAGAATCTCAGCGGGAACCTCCAGCTCCTCGGACTTGGCCTCGTTCTTCCCGAGGATCGCGGACACGAGACGATTCAGGGCCTTCCGGCAAGCCTCGTACTTCGGGTGCTCAGCGTCGAGCACCATCGTGCCCTCGGCCTTGCCAGCACCCTTCACGAGCGGCACGGCGTACTTCGAAAAGCTGGCCACATCGGGCAGGAGGGCGGCACGGATGACCTCGGGGGTCTTGCCCTTGAAGGTGGCACGGAGGGTCTCGATGCCGTCCCCGTAGGCAAAGGCGGCGGTAAGGACGGCGTGAACAGTAGCGGTGGACTTAGACATGTGAAGCTCCTTGGTGAACGGGGACATCGTGTCCCACAGGGTTGAGTATCGGAACGGGCCAACCCCGAACCGATGCCTCTAGTGTATGGAAGGGGGTTTGGATATCCCCTAGCCCTAGGGCTTACCGAGGGGGATTCGGCTATCCGGCGACCCCACCGGGGGGGTGGCCCCCCTGATTTGGCAGGCCATGGTCGCTCCGGCATAAACACTGTTTCATAACCGCACAACAAATCCCTGTAAACCTTAAGTACACCCCCACCAATTTTTTAAAAAATTCCAATAATCTTTTGTCAAATCTTAGACATTCCCAGACAAAAAAAGGGCCCCAGTGCAAACTGGGGCCTTAAAACAGGTGAGGGGGAAATGAGACCCCTCGCCCGAGGAGAAGCAGATGACTTGCGACAACTGCCAAAGAGAGTGTACATTACGCCCAACGAGGTTTCAACCTACGCATTAATGTTAGAGCACCTTCTCAGTCCTGAGCTGGACCCGGCCATCTTCGATGTGCCGCCAAAGAACTTTGTCCCCTTGGATAAGGCGGACCCCTCAACGCTCATCGACGCTCAGTCAGCCACAGCGCAGTGGTTGGAAGAGCTAGGACTGACAGAAAAGAACGTGGACGACCAAGCGGGCACGACTGCAGCCCGGGCAGCCTTCGCCGCCATCACCACCGGAACCACGCCGGGCAACATCCAAAACGCCCTGACCACCATGAAGACCCCCGCCGCTGTGCAGCGGCTCGTGGGGATGCTGACCGCCTACGACTGGGAATTTGTACAGCAGGCCAAAGAGCTTCGGGGCTACACCGTGGCCAAGCTCTTGGAGGAAACCGAGAACCCCAACGCCAATATCCGCCTCAAAGCGCTCGGTCTGCTGGGCAAAGTGACGGAAGTGGGCCTGTTCACCGAGAAGATCGAGGTCAAGCAAGCGCCGGCTAGCGACGCGGAGCTGGATGCTCGGATCAAGGAGAAGCTGGGCAAGTTCATGGGAGTGATCGACGTGGTTGATCTGTCGGCGCAGCCGGTTGAGGATGTGAATCTAGGTGAAAACCCTGACGACACTGACCAAACTGGAGCTTGAGGCGCTGCAAAAAGCCCTGCCGCATATGAATGCGCAGGAAAAGGCAGAGCTTCTGGCTGATCTGGAGGAGCGGGAGAAGCGCGCCCGGCTCGTGGCTGCGCAGGACAACATGCTGGGGTTCGCCAAGGCGGTCTACCCGGGGTTCAAAGTGGGCCCACACCACCGCAAACTGGCCAAAATCTTCACGGACGTGATCGAGGGACGCAAAAAGCGGGTGATCATCAACATCGCGCCGCGTATGGGCAAGTCAGAATTCTCCAGCTACCTCTTCCCTGCCTATTTTTTAGGCAAATACCCTCAGAAGAAGATCATCATGGGCACGCACACTGCGGGCCTGTCAGAGGACTTTGGCCGGCGCATCAGGAACTTGCTCGATGGTGACGAATATAAAGAGGTCTTTCCAGCCACAGTGGTTGCAGATGACCAAAAAGCCGCTGGTAAATGGTCCACTTCTGTTGGAGGGCAATACTATGCGGCGGGCGTCGGTGGCGCTCTTGCTGGTCGTGGCGCTGACCTATTTGTTATTGATGATCCTCACTCTGAGCAGGACGTAAAGACCAACTCGCGCCTCGCTTTTGATACCGCATGGTCGTGGTTCCAGACAGGTCCGCTGCAGCGTCTGATGCCGGGGGGCGCGATCATTATCATCATGACGCGCTGGTCTCTTTTGGACCTCACGGGACGCCTGATCGACTACCAGATCAAAAATCCGAACTCCATTCCGTGGGAGATCGTGGAACTGCCGGCCATCCTGAACGAGGACATGCCAGAAGAGAAAAGCCTCTGGCCAGAGCAGTGGCCCCTCGACTCGCTCAAAGCCACAAAGGCCAGCCTAGACCCCCGGTACTGGAACGCCCAGTACATGCAGCAGCCCACGAGCGAGAACTCAGCCATCGTGAGCCGCAAACACTGGCGTATCTGGCAGGGCGATGACCCGCCCGTCTGTGACTATGTGATCCAGTCATGGGATACGGCCTTTGAGACCAAGAACAGCGCTGACTACAGCGCCTGTACAACTTGGGGGGTTTGGTACAACGAGGAAGAGGGCAACAGCCCGCAGGTGATCCTGCTCGATGCGTTCAAAGACCGGATGGCCTTTCCTGAACTCAAGGAAACCGCCCTCAAGCACTACAAAGAGTGGAAGCCAGACGCGTTCATTGTGGAAAAGAAAGCGGCTGGAGCGCCGCTTATCCAAGAGCTACGCAACATGGGCATCCCCGTGCAGGAGTTTTCACCGAGCCGGGGAAATGACAAAATGGTGCGTCTGAACGCCGTGGCGGACTTGTTCACTTCGGGCAAAGTTTGGGCTCCGGACACGCGCTGGGCGCGTGAAGTGATTGAGGAAGTAGCATCTTTCCCGGTAGGCGAGCACGACGACTTTGTGGACACGACCACGCAAGCCCTTCTGCGCTATCGCCAAGGCGGGTTCATATCCCTCGACTCGGATGAGAAAGAGGACACGTTTTTCCAACGTCGCAAGGCGGCGTATTACTAAGGATTCCTGATGGCCACGAACATCGACAAAGCGCTTTTTCAAGCCCCGCAAGGGTTGGAGTCCGAGGCCGAAGGCGCGGAACCCATTGAGATCGAGATCATTGATCCCGAAGAAGTAAACATCCGCGCAGGCGATCTTGAGATCAGTATCGAGCCGGGCGAGCCGTCCATCGACGACTTCAACGCTAACCTTGCCGAGTACCTGCCAGAGGGGTTCATCTCCACGATGGCCAGTGAGTTGGCCAGCGACATCGACAACGACCGCAACAGCCGCAAGGACTGGGAGAAGGCGTATGTCACCGGGCTAAAGCTTCTCGGACTCCAAATAGAGGAACGCACAGAACCATGGGATGGCGCGTCGGGGGTGTTCCACCCGATGATCACCGAGGCAGTGGTGCGCTTCCAGAGCGAGACGATCACGGAGACCTTCCCGGCACAGGGTCCGGTCAAGACCAAGCTGGTGGGCAAGCAAACGCCTGAGAAACAAGAAGTGGCAGTCCGTGTGCAGGACGACATGAACTTCCAGCTCACGGAGAAGATGCACGAGTTTCGCCCTGAGCACGAGCGCATGCTGTGGAGCCTGCCGGCCACGGGCTCGGCGTTCAAGAAGGTGTACTTCGATCCCAATCTGGGACGCCAAGTTTCGATCTTCATCCCCGCCGAGGACATCCTCCTGCCCTACGGCACCTCGGACATCCAGACTTGCTACCGCGTCACGCACCAGATGCGCAAGACTGAGGACGAGATCAAGAAGCTGCAGATCGCTGGGTTCTACCGCGACGTGGACATCGGCCAGCCGGACAAGGCCATCGACGAGATCAACAAAGCCAAGGACAAAGAGACGGGCTTCACTGACCTGAACGACGACAGGTTCCACCTGCTGGAGTCCCACGTCGATCTGTGCATCCCTGAGGACCCGATGTGCATCCGGGACGAGGACGGGGAGCCCGCTGGCATCAACCTGCCCTACGTGGTGACGTTCATCCGTGGCACGAACACCGTCTTGTCGATCCGCCGTAACTGGAAAGAGATCGACAATCTGCATCTCAAGCGCCAGCACTTCGTGCACTACCAGTACATCCCGGGCTTCGGGGCGTATGGCTTCGGTCTGTTCCACCTGATCGGCGGCTTTGCAAACAGCGCCACTAGCTTGATGCGTCAGCTCATCGACGCGGGCACCCTCTCTAACTTGCCGGGCGGTCTGAAGTCCCGTGGTCTGCGGATCAAAGGCGACGACACCCCGATTGCGCCCGGTGAATTTAGGGATGTCGATATTGGCTCGGGCGCTCTGCGGGACAACATTCTTCCTCTCCCCTATAAAGAACCATCGGCTACGCTGTTCAACTTGCTGAACACGGTTGTGGAGGAGGGCCGGCGCTTCGCAGCGACTGCGGACATGAAAGTGTCCGACATGTCCGCACAGGCTCCCGTTGGTACCACGCTGGCACTGATCGAGCGTCAGCTCAAGGTCCTCACGGCTGTGCAGGCTCGGGTGCACTACGCGCTCAAGCAAGAGCTGCAACTGATCAAGAACCTGATCCGCGACTACACGGACGACGCGTACACCTACGACCCCGACTCCAACGACGGCGCACCGCGTCAGGTCAAGCAGTCGGACTACGACATGGTGGAGGTCATCCCCGTCTCGGACCCCAACGCTGCCACGCTGTCCCAGCGCCTCGTGCAGTACCAAGCGGTCATTCAGCTCTCGCAAACCGCGCCGGACATCTACAACCTGCCGCAGCTCCACCGTGGGATGCTGGAGGTGTTGGGTATCAAGAACGCGGACAAACTCGTGCCCCTGCCGGAGGACCAGAAGCCCAAGGACCCGGTGACTGAGAACATGGCCTGTCTCAAGGGCGAGCCGCTCAAAGCGTTCCAGTACCAAGACCACGAGTCCCATATCAAGGTGCACATGTCGGCCATGCAGGACCCGATCATCATGCAGCTTGTGGGACAGAACCCCCGCGCTCCGATGATCCAAGCAGCCATGATGGCGCACATCGCCGAGCACGTTGGCTTCGCTTACCGCCAGAAGATCGAGCAGCAGCTGGGCATGCCCCTGCCACCCGAGGACGAGAAACTGCCGCCGCAGATCGAGCTGTCGCTGTCTCAGATGATGGCCCAAGCCGCGCAGCAGGTGCTCCAGCAAAACCAAGCCATGGCGGCGCAGCAACAAGCTCAGCAGCAGGCGCAAGACCCGGTGCTCCAGATGCAGCAGAAGGACTTGGAGATCAAAGAGAAGAAGGTGCTGGCCGACGCGGCTGCCAAGGCAGACGACCTCGAACTGCGCAAGCAAGAGCTGGATGCGCGCATGGAGTTGGAAGGCCGCAAGCTTACGGTGCAGGCTCAGAAAGACATGCTGACTCTGGCCGCCAATCAAGAACGAGAAGGCGTCCGCATGGGCGTCGATATCGCAAAGAGCAAAGCCCAAGCGGCGGCGCAAGCCCGTGCGCAAGCACAACAACAGAGGACCAAGCCTACTAAATGATCCAAGACTTCGCACGCGTACTGCGCGACAAGATACGCACCGACATGAACAACTACGCCGATGACTTGGCCGGCGGGGCATGTCGCTCTTTTGACGAGTACCAAAAACTCTGTGGTGTCATTCAAGGTCTAGCCACTGCAGAGCGCCATCTCCTCGACCTTGCAGAGAAAGTTGAAAAATCAGATGAGTGAAATCATTCTGCCGCCGGGCATTACGTTGCCCAAGCACGTCCAACCTCTTGATGCCCCTGAGGCGGATGCAGACAACGAAACCAAGGCCACGGCTTTGCCAACGCCCGCCGGTTACAAGCTGCTGTGTATCGTCCCAGAAGTTGATGAGAAGATTGCTGGCACGTCCCTCGACCTCGTTCGAGATGCCGCGACTTTGCGAGTAGAAGAACACGCCACCACAGTGTTGTTCGTGCTCCGAGTCGGCCCCGACGCGTACAAAGATACCGCCAAGTTCCCCACAGGTGCGTGGTGCAAGGAAGGTGACTTTGTTCTCGTGCGTACCTACACCGGCACGCGGTTCAAGATTTTCGGAAAAGAGTTCCGAGTCCTGAACGACGATCAGGTGGAGTGTGTTGTTCAAGACCCTCGCGGGCTCACCCGCGCATAAGGAGAGTTCATGTCTGAATATAAGTTTCCCGACGAGCAAGACGACAACACTAGTGTTGACGTCGAGTCCAAGGAAGACAGCGAAGTAAAAGTCGGCGTTAATGCCGATGAAGTCGAGATCGAGATCGTCGATGACACCCCCGAGCGTGACCGTGGCCGCAAGCCGCTGGATCGTGAAGTGGCTGATCCGACGGACGAGGAGATCGATGGCTACTCCGACAACGTCAAGAAGCGCATCAAGGAACTGACCCATGCGCGTCACGACGAACGCCGCGCTAAAGAATCTCTCCTGCGCGAGAAGCAAGAGCTAGAGCGTCTTGCACAGTACATGGCCCAAGAAAACCAGCGGCTCAAGCAATATGTGCAAACCGGGACCGAGCAGTACGCCGCGTCTCAGGTGCAAG